GACCAATGCGGAGGATGTGGCTCGGCTCATGGCGTCCGGCAGCGCCGGGCCGGTCAAGGCCAACCTGGTGGTGACGGACCCGCCGTATAACGTCGCCTACGAGAGCAAGGACGGAAAGACCATCCAGAACGACAGCATGGCGGACAGCGCGTTCTATGAGTTCCTGCTGGCTGCCTTCAAAAATATGGCTGCGCACATGGCGGAGGGCGGGTCGGCCTATGTCTTTCACGCCGATACCGAGGGGCTCAACTTCCGGCGTGCGTTCAAGGAAGCGGGCTTCCACATCAGCGGCGTGTGCATCTGGGTGAAGCAGTCGCTGGTGCTGGGGAGAAGTCCCTACCAATGGCAGCACGAACCGGTGCTGTTCGGGTGGCTGCCCAACGGCAAGCACCGATGGTTTTCCGACCGCAAGCAGTCGACCATCTGGAACTTCGACAAACCCAAGCGCAGCGAGCAACATCCGACCATGAAGCCGGTGCCGCTCCTGGCCTACCCGATCAAGAACAGCTCCGCGCCCAATGGCGTCGTGCTCGACCCATTCGGCGGCTCGGGCAGTACGCTCATCGCCTGCGAGCAGACCGACCGGATCTGCCACATGATGGAACTAGATCCGAAGTACGCCTCCGTCATCGTGCTGAGGTACATCGAGCAGGCGGGATCCGCTGTTGGTATCAAGGCGCTACGTGGCGGCGCTGAATTGACTTACGAGGAAGCGAATGCGGCCTCGGCAAAGGTGTAAACCCAACAAAACTGGCGTCGGTTCTTCTACAGCCGGATCCTGTGATTTAGCTTGCTTCCGTGCCCCATAAGAGTGATGAATGGGACAGCGACACAAGGAGGGGTTTCCATGATCATTCAATTCGAGGGCATGACGGGCGAGCGGCGTAAAGCGCTGGTGAGCGCCATCGCCGAAGCAGCGGGCGAACAGGTTCACTATAAGGGCGCGCCGGGGTTCCAGTACCAGGTCGGCGCGTACACAGTGCTCAAAGACGGCAGCGTGGAGACGGATGACTTCGCGGACCACAAAATGATGGGGCAACTGCTGGTTGCTCTCCGGGCGCGGGGTTTTCTGCAGCAGGGCGACGGCTGGGCCGAGCCAGAGGAGCCGCCCACCGAGGAACTCGCCGCCTGCGCCAGCATCCCAGAAGCCGATAGCATCACGCTGATTTTCCCGAAGGACGGCATGGACGAAACGACGGTCGCTAACCTGAAGCGGCTGGTCGGGGGCAAGGGCTGGTTGATCCGCCTGGCGCTGGGGGTGGACGCACTGCCAGTCGAGGAGACGGCCGATTCGCTCCGGTTCCCCTGGCTGCCGGGCACAGTGCCCAGCGAGCTAACCCACACCTGCGCGCTGCTCATCGCCGCGCTGATCAAGCTAGCGAAGGCGCAGAAGCGCGTGGTGTTGACCGAGCATGAGACAGACAACCCGAAGTATGCCCTCCGCTGCTTCCTGCTCCGGCTGGGGTTCATCGGCGACGAGTACAAGGATGCCCGGAGGCTCCTGATGCAGGGCGTTCCCGGCAACGGCTCCAACCGGCACATCGCCGGGGAGACGGCTTCTCCGGCATAAGGAGCATCATCCAGGGACACATAAACCCGTAGCCGCTGTGCACCTGCACGGCGGTTTTTCTCTGCCCATTTTTGAGAAGGGAGGTGCGCCGCATGGCGACCCGGGGCAGAAAACCCAAGCCCACCGCATTAAAACTCCTGGACGGCAATCCCGGCAAGCGCCCCCTCAACGACCGGGAGCCGGTGCCACCCAAGGGCAACGTCAAGTGCCCCAGCTGGCTGATGCCGGAAGCGAAGAAGGAGTGGAGGCGGCTGGCGCCCTCTCTCGAGGCGATGGGCGTGCTTACCATGGCCGACCTGACCGCCTTCGCCGGCTACTGCCAGGCGTTCGCCCGGTGGAAGGAGGCGGAGGAGTTCATCACCCAGCACGGCTCCATCTTCAAGACGCCCTCCGGCTACGTGCAGCAGGTGCCGCAGGTGTCCATCGCCCAGCAGAACCTGAAGATCATGCAGTCCTTCTGCACCGAGTTCGGCCTGACCCCCGCTACCCGCGCCCGCATCATCGCCGGCGGCGCGGAGGGGGCTCCGAGCGACGACCCTATGGAACGGCTGCTGAAGGGGAGCTGGCAGCATGGCGTTTGACGAGCAAAAAGCCCGGCGCGTGCTGGACTTTATCGAGTGCCTGAAGCACACGAAGGGCGAGTTTCACGGCAAGCCGTTCCTCCTGCTCCCCTGGCAACAGCAGATCGTGTCGGACGTGTTCGGTACCGTTCGAGACGAAAATCCGGAAATCCGGCAATTCACTCAGGCGTACATCGAGATCCCCAAAAAGCAAGGAAAAAGTGAATTGGGCGCGGCGCTCGCGCTCAACATGCTGACCAACGACGACGAGTGGCGTGCAGAAGTATACTCCTGCGCCTCCGACCGACAACAGGCAGGCATCGTGTTCGACGTCGCGGTTGATATGGTCAAGCAGTCCCCGGCACTTATGAAGCGCATCCGGATCATCCCATCCACCAAGCGCATGATCTACGACCCCACCGGCAGCATCTACCAAGTGCTGTCCTCGGAGGTCGCGACCAAGCACGGCCTCAACGTCAGCGCCTGCATCTTCGACGAGTTGCACACGCAACCGAACCGCGCCCTTTACGACGTCATGACCCAGGGCTCGGGCGACGCGAGAAAACAGCCGCTATGGGTCTTTCTAACGACCGCCGGCACCGACCGGACCAGCATCTGCTGGGAGGTCCACCAGAAGGCGGTGGACATCCTCGAGGGACGGAAGCGGGATCCCCGTTTCTACCCGGTGGTATTCGGTCTTTCAGACGGCGAGGACTGGCAGGAGGAACAGAACTGGTACAAGGCCAACCCCTCACTGGGGCACACGATTACGATCGACAAGGTGCGCGACGCCTATCATAAAGCTCTCGAAACGCCCGCCGACGAGAACATGTTCCGCCAGCTTCGCCTGAATCAGTGGGTGAAGCAGAGCGTGCGCTGGATGCCCATGGACCGGTGGGACGAGTGCGGCGGCGCGGTGGACGCTCAGACGCTGGAAGGTCGGGTCTGTTACGCTGGGCTTGACCTCTCCTCCACCTCCGACTTGACCACCATCGTGCTGGTATTCCCGCCGGAAAGCGAAGAGGAGCCGTACACCGTGCTGCCCTTCTTCTGGCTGCCGGAGGACACTCTTTCCCTGCGCGTTCGGCGCGATCACGTGATGTACGATGTATGGACAGCGCAGCAATACCTCATGACCACCGAGGGGAACGTGGTGCACTACGGGTTCATCGAGCAGTTCATCGTCCGCCTGGGCGAACGGTACAATATTAAGGAAATCGCCTATGACCGGTGGAACGCCACCATGATGGTGCAGACTCTGGAGGACGATGGGTTCACCACGATCCCGTTCGGTCAGGGATTCCGCGATATGAGTCCTCCGACGAAGGAGCTGATGCGCATCGTGCTGGAACATAAGCTCGCCCACGGCGGGCACCCGGTGCTCCGGTGGAACATGGACAATGCTTTCGTTCGGACCGATCCCGCGGGGAATCAGAAGATCGATAAGGAAAAGTCCACCGAGAAGGTGGACGGTGCGGTAGCGCTGGTGATGGCGCTGGACCGGGCGATGAAAAATCAGGGATCCGGCGGCAGCGTATACGATGGGCGCGGGTTGCTGTTTATTTGAGGTGCATGATGCCGAGAACGCCCAAACGCCCCTGCAGGCACACCGGCTGCCCCAATCTCAGCGACGGCCTGTACTGCGAAAACCATCGCGGACTGTACGCCCGTGAAACCGCCACCCAGCGTGGTTACGACGGACGCTGGCGCAAGGCGCGAGCACTGTTCTTGAAGAAACACCCACTCTGCGCTGAGTGCCTGAAGGAGAACCGGCTGACGCCCGCGACGGTGGTCGACCACATCGTCCCTCACCGGGGCGATGAGCGGCTGTTCTGGGACCAGTCAAACTGGCAGCCACTCTGCAAGGCCTGCCATGACCGGAAAACTGGCAACGGGTTTTAGCTCAGCAGAACGCTTGCATATCGCAATACAATCGGGTATACTATGGCTGTAGGAGGTGTTCTCTATGGCCAGAACATCAAACATCTTTGCCCGTGTCGAACCTGAAATCAAAGAGCAAGCCGAGCGGGTATTGGATCAGCTCGGAATTCCCATGTCCAATGCGATTGGCTTGTTTCTCCGGCAGGTGGTGCTGCAGCGCGGTATTCCCTTCGAGATGAAGCTTCCCAAGAATAAGCCTACGTCATTCGGCGACTTGAGCGAAGCACAGTTTGACGCGGAGATCGAAAAAGGGCTGGCCGATCTTGCTGTGGGTAAGGTCAGTACCCCCAATGCAGTCGCTGACCGGATGAACAGGGAATACGGCATATGACCTGGAAAGTCATTTATACGGAGCAAGCGGAACGGGATTTGCGAGACATCTATGAGTATATCGCATATTCCCTGCTGGAGCCCGAAACTGCGGCGCGGCAAGTCCGGAGGATCATGGACGCGGTTGTGACGCTGAACCGCATGCCCTTGCGCCATCACCTCTTCGATCGGGAGCCATGGCATGGCAAGGGTCTGCGCATCCTGACGACGGATAAGTACCTAACGTTCTATCTCCCAGTGGAGGCACAGGGCGTGGTTGCAGTGATCCGGGTCATGTACAGCGGCCGGGATGTGGTCGAACAACTGACAGAGACCGAGGAGATCAAATAGCCAGAGCTTCTGGAGAAGGTCTCCATCGAAAACCAAGAACTGAAAACAAAGCATCTCAGCGATGAGGTGCTTTTTCTTTACCCATTTGGAGGTGTCGATGAAAAACCCATTGACCCTGCTGTTCCGGTCGCGGGACAAGCCCGGGGGGCGACCTTCGCCTAAAGACAGTGTAAGCGCCGCGCAAGCTTTCTACTACGGCGGCAGTACGGCTGGAAAAGCCGTCAATCCCCGAACGGCGGTGCAGATGACAGCGGTGTACGCCTGCGTGCGGGTGATCGCCGAAACCGTGGCCAGCCTGCCGCTGCACGTCTACCGATACACGGATCGAGGCAGCGAAAAGGCGTTCGACCACCCGCTCTACCGCATCTTGCACGACGAGCCCAACCATGAGATGACCTCGTTCATCCTGCGAGAGGCGATGCTCTCCCACCTGTTGCTGTGGGGCAACGCCTACTGCCAGATCCTCCGAAACGGACGCGGTCAGATCATCGGCCTGTACCCACTGCTGCCGGAGAAGATGGCTGTGGACCGGGACGCGGGCGGGTGCCTGACCTACGACTACACAACCCAGAGCGGCGTCGTGGTCCGTCTGCGGCCGGAGGACGTCTTGCATATCCCCGGCCTGGGCTTTGACGGTATCATGGGCTACAGCCCCATCGCGCTGGAGAAGAACGCTATCGGCCTCGGCATGGCTGCCGAAGAATATGGGAGCCGATTCTTCTCCAACGGCGCTACCCCTAGCGGCGTGCTCACCCACCCCAACACCGTGAAGAACCCCACCGCGCTCCGGGAGAGCTGGCACGCAGCCTACGGCGGCTCCGCCAACTCCGGTAAGGTAGCGATTCTGGAAGAGGGACTCAAGTTCGAACGGATCTCCATGCCCAACAACGAGGCGCAGTTTCTGGAGAGCCGGAAGTTCCAGGTGGCGGAGATCTGCCGGATCTACCGAGTGCCACCCCATCTGGTAGGCGACCTGGAGCATGCCACGTTTTCCAACATCGAGCACCAGTCCATCAGCTTCGCGATGCACACCATCCGCCCCTGGCTAGTCCGGATCGAACAGGCGATGAACCGGGCGCTCTTCACCGAAAAGGAGAAGAGCTTTTTTTATGTCCGGATCAACATCGATGGGCTGATGCGTGGCAGCTACAAAGAGCGTATGGAAGGCTACGCCATTGGGCGGCAGAACGGCTGGCTGTCAGCCAACGACATCCGTGAGCTCGAAAACATGAACCCGCTGCCCGACGGGGCCGGGGGCAGCGCGTACCTGGTCAACGGCAACATGGTGCCCATAACGACGGCACAGAAGACGAACGGGAGGGATGCCCCCTGAGAGAATTACAACTGAACGGCTACATCGACGAAGAAGTGTGGTTTGGCGACGAGATCACGCCGGCTAGTCTTCACGAGGCGCTGTACGGAGCCGACAGCCAATTCACCGACGATGTTCACATCCGCCTCAACAGCTACGGCGGCAGCTGCAACGCCGCCACCCGAATGTTTGACGACGTCCGGGCGTATCCCGGAAGCGTGGGCATCACGATCTCCGGCACCGCAGCCTCCGCCGCGACAGTGCTGGCCATGGCGGCGGACCACTTGGAGATGACGCCGGGGAGCTTGTTCATGATCCACGACCCATCGGTCATCGCCTTGGGCAACGAGCGGGGTTTGTCAGAGGCGCTGGGCCTCCTTCGTGCCTGCAAAGAGAGTATCCTCAACATCTACGGCACCCGGTGCAAGATGAAGCGCGATGAACTGGCCGCACAGATGTCCGCGACCACCTGGATGGACGCCAACGCGGCACTGGCCTATGGCTTCATCGACCGGATCGCCGAAGAAGCCCGAACCGATCCATCCAACGCAGGGAAACCGCACACCGCGAATCGCGCGGAGGCGGAAGCCAAGGTACAGGCTTGGCTGAACCGCCATAAACCCCAGCCGTCCCGCCCGATCCAGGGCGACGATCATACACCTTGTGTATTGCCTGACGATGATCAGGCCACCCGGCCCGAGAACCCGGGCGGGACGGCGCAAACCGAATCACCCCCACCGCCGGAACTCTCCGGCACCCCGATCGCCCAGCTGCAAAAGCGGCTGGGTTTACTTATGCCCGCGAGGCGATCAATCAAGGAGGATACATGAGCAAAGTATTGGAGATGCGCAGGAAGCGCGGCGAGATCTGGGACAAGGCGAAGGCGTTCCTGGAATCCCGGAAGGATGAGAGCGGCCTTCTGTCTGCGGAGGATACCGCTTCCTATGAGCGGATGGAGCAGGAGGTTGTGGACCTCGGCCACGCCATCGAGCGCGAGGAGCGCGTTGCGGAACTGGAGCGCGAAATGGGCGCACTGGCAAACGCAGCGCTGGTCTCCCGCCCGGAGAAGGCGACCGACAAGCCGGGCCGCGGCAGCAGGGCCTACAATGACGCCTTCTGGAAACTGATGCGCGACGTGGACCGCCGCGGATACGAAGCCCGGAATGCACTGCAGATCGGCGAGCTCAGCGAGGGCGGCTACACGGTACCCGACGAGTTCGAGCACACACTGGTGCAGGCGCTCCAGGAGGAGAACATCATGCGAGCTCTGGTGCACGTGATCACCACCTCCTCCGGCGACCGAAAGATCCCGCTGGTGACCAGCAAGGGCGCGGCCTCCTGGGTGGAGGAAGAAGCCGCCATCCCCGAGTCGGACGACGGGTTCGGCCAGATCACGCTGAGCGCGCACAAGGTGGGCAGCATGATCCGGATCTCGGAGGAACTGCTCCGCGACTCCGCTTTCGACCTTGCCGCCTACATCACCGGGGAATTCGCGCGCCGGGTCGGCGCGGCGGAGGAAGCGGCGATCATCGCGGGCGACGGCAGCCATAAGCCCGCGGGACTGCTCCACGATACGCTGGGCGCGGAAGTGGGTGTGACCGCCGCCGCAGCCGCCGCGATCACCGCGGACGAGCTGATCGACCTGCAGCATTCGCTGAAGTCCGGCTACCGCCGGCGCGCGGCGTTCATCATGAACGACGCTACCGTCAAGCTGATCCGAAAGCTCAAAGACGGCAACGGGCAGTTCCTGTGGCAGCCGGGCCTCCTGTACGGCCAGCCGGACACGCTGCTGAATCAGCGGGTGCTGACCTCTGGGTACATGCCGCTGCCCGCCATTGGCAACAAGGCGATCCTGTATGGCGACTACAGCTACTATTGGCTGGCGGACCGCGAAGGTCGCTCGCTGCAGCGGCTGAATGAGCTGTACGCTGCAACCGACCAGGTGGGCTTCAAGGTCACGCAGCGCGTGGACGGCCGCCTGATCCTGCCCGAGGCGGTCAAGTGCCTCAGGATGAAGACGGCTTAAGCAATAGAGGGACTGTCTCTGCCACCACCATATATCGTGTGGAAGATCCGGAAGACCGCTATATGTGGTGGGCCTGCTCAGGGCAGAGCAGTCCTTTTCTTTACTCTGGAAGGAGGAAACGATGAGCCAATCCAGCCGAAACTACCACGCCCACGGCGGCAACGAGTGGGTGATCGGCGGCAAGCTGACCTTTCTGCCCGGCGCCACCGTGGAGGACACCGAAAGGCTGTTCGACGCGCCCGCCCAAGCCCAACTTCCCAACCTCCCCGCCAGCACCGCCACCACAGTGGCCGCGCTACGGGAGGAATTCAATGGCCTGATCTGCGCCATGAAGGCCGCCGGCCTGATGGCCCCAGATGCACCCGCCCCATCCACTTCCAATGACGCGCCATCCGAGTAGGGCGGTGGTCGCATGGTCGTAACGGTCCCCGAGGTCAAAGCCCACCTGCGCATCCAGCATGATGATGAGGACGAGTATCTCGCCTCGCTGATCGCCCAGGCCCAGTCGGCCGCTGAAGATTACTGCCGCGTACCACTCCAGGACGAAGCGCCGCCTTCTGTGCGGCTGGCGTTGCTCCTCATGATCAGCCACTACTACGAGAACCGGGATAACCCGGACAAGCAGGTGTACCTGGCGATGCGGATGGCGTTTGAGAACCTATTGTATCCCCACCGCGACGTCACAAAGTTCTTCTGACGGAGGTGAAGCGCATTGCGCGGCTACAAGAATTTCGAGTCCGACCCACACCCGGGAGATCTTCGACACCTGGTGGAGATCGGCTACACCGAAAACATCATCAACGGCAACGGCTACCCGGAGCCCAGGGACGTCGTCGTGTGCCGCGTGTGGGCGTCCGCCATCGAGGCGGGCAACCAGACCTTTCGCGCCGCCGACACGGAGAACGCCGAGGGGGTCATCAACTTCACGATCCGATACCGGTCCGATGTACATCCTGGCATGTGGGTCCGATTCTTGGGGGATAAGCGAGTGATCTCCACCATGGGCGAGTACGAGTTCAAGCGGCGGTACTTGGGCCTTAAGACCTCCGTCGTGAAGGGCGTGGGCTGATGCTGAAGGTACAGGAAGCGCTGAGAGACGTGGGCATCCCGGTGTTCGCCGGCATCTGGCGGCCCACCGCCTCCGGGCAGAACCCACCCGGCCAGTACATGGTGTACTCCACGACCACCGCCGAGGACGCCCATCAGGACGATACGGTCGTCTCCTTCAGAACCTACGTCTATCTGAACCTCTGGAGCGACGGCGATCCGACCGATACGGCCACAAAAGTGCGCGCCGCGATGTACGCGGCGGGGTTCGCCATGGTGGAGGAGACCGACAAGGGCTA